TTCCGGGGCGTAGCGGGCCGTCTTCGGGTCGGGCGCGGTGTTGCCGATCGCTCGGCCGCGGGCGCCGAGGGACACGCTGCCGATGCTGATCGTTCCCTCCTGCGATGCGGCGCCCGACATGTCGCCGGTGTCGTCCCACCAGACGAGCTGGGCGCACACCGCGTCTCGGAGTGCGTCAGCGATCTTCGCGTCGGTCGGATATCCGTCCTCGTCGGTCGCGTACACCGAATGCACAAGGAGAGAGTCGATCGACTGGGACGCGCGCCGCAGCTTCGCGTTGACGACGCCAGCCGCCTCGTCTTCACCTTCGCCGTCCGTGAACTCCTGGTAGTCCGCGAGGGTCGCGTAGACGCGCTGTGTCATGGTCAGGCGGCCCCGGCGCTGATCGCGGCGGAGATGAGCTCCTCGCCGCCGGCGGGTGTGATCGTCTCTACCTGCACTACGGCGCTGCGGTCTGGCGAGAGGGTCATGAGGTCGTGCTTCGCCGTATCCAGCCCAGCGAGTTCGAGCATCTCTGCCGCGGTGACCTCGATGCCGGGCGACACGAAGTGCAGCTCGCCGTCGATCGTGATGGCCACGGGAGCGGGGAGTTGCTCGCCGGCGGGGTGGCCGACCGCAGGATCCAGGGGCAGCGCGGCGAGCAGGTCGATGAGGTCCTGCTTCCTCGCTTTCTCGGGAACCTCGATGCCGGCTTTCGACGCGAGGTCGCGAAGGTCGATGAGCTTGAGCTTCGTGAGGTCGATGATGGGCGCTTCGAGCTCGTCGTCGATCGTGTAGCCGTGGAGCTCGAGCGCGAGGCGGCGCTCGGGATGCAGCTCATCGACCACCGCGACCCCGTCGTGGAACTCGACGCCGATGAAGCGCTGCCGTCCGGCTACGGGGCGCGGGTGGAGGATGCGCATCAGTCGGCCTGCTTGTCCTCGGACTCGGTGGCCTTCTCGGGTGCGGCGAAGAGAGCGAGGATCTCGTCCTTCTTCGCACCCTTCGGCACCTCGATGCCCTTCGCCTTGGCGAGAGCCGTGAGCTTGGGCACGGTGAGCGCCGACAGGTCGTCGGCGGCGTCCGACTTCGCGGACGTGCCCTTCGACGATTCGATCGTGTAGCCGTGGTCGGTGAGGACGGCGGCCGCGGCCGCGTCCAGGTCGTGATCGACGTCGCCGACACCAGCGATGAAGTCGATGCCCGATACCTGGCCGGTGAAGCCGGACTCGGGGTGCTTGACGGTGACCGTCATGGTGAACCTCCTCGGTTCTCAGGGGTTGGGTCCCGGACCCCCGTCGTTTTGTGGCCGCGGGGGTCCGGGATGGGCGGTGCAGGTCAGGCCCAGGTGGGCTCAACCGGCAGGCCGCGGATGATGCCGTGTGCCTTCTCGTTGCCCCACTTGAGGCCGACCTCGCCGTAGAGCTGCTCGCGATCGGCAGCGCCGACCTTTGCGAGCGGCTCGGAGAAGAAGTGCCCCTTGCCCGGGGTGTTGAGGAACATCGGCGCGAGCTGGCTGAGCGTCGACACCGCGAAGGCGTCGTCCGGCATCCAGCGGTCGAGGAGCACGTTGAAGGTGCCGAAGTCGGACAGGATCGTCGTGAAGTTCACGCCGCCCACCGTCCGCGACTGCTCCTCGTACTGCCCGAACGCCTTGGCGTACGCGGTCGAGAGCGACCGCTTCTGCCGAGCGCCGACGAGAATCGACGCGGTCTCGTCGTTCAGGCCTCCCGACTGGAAGACCTTCTCGAAGAGCGCGTCGTACGAGTCCTTCGTCGGGCCTGCGGTCGTGAGCTTCGACACCGCGACGGTCGCCGTGCCGATCGTGATCGCCGCGCCGCCCTTCGTGGCCGAGACCTTGAACGCGTCCGTGGACTTGTTCACGACGTAGTAGACCGTGTCGAGGAAGACCGCGGTCGACGCGCCGACGCTCGTGAAGCGGACGGCGTCGCCGTTGGCGAGCGGGGTGCTCGTGTGGGCGATCGTGTCCGTCGACGCCGACAGGCCGGTGTACGACGTGCCGAGGTCGATGACGTTCGTGGTGATCGCCTCGATCAGGCCACCCGTCTTCCGCTCGGTCGTGTTGTCCGTCGGCACCTGCTTGCGCCCGCGGATGAACGACAGCTCGATGTCGATCGCCTTCGCCTTGAGGGCGAGCTCGAGCTGGTGGTCCATCTCGTTGACGACCGGGTTCGCCTGGTCGTTGTTCACGCCCGCGTGCTGTCCCGTCGCCGCCTGCTTGGTGTACGACACCTCGACGGTCTCCTGGTGGATCTCGGCGACGTTCTTCACCTGGCGACGGACGCGAGCGTCCGCGGTCTGGGCGTTGGCACCCTCGAGCCGTGAGCGGTTCGGGGTCGAGGACCGGAGATCCTCTTCCTGCCACTCGAACTCGACGGACTTGATCTCCTCGCCACCGGTGAGGCCACCGATCGCGGAGAGAAGGGGGGTTTCGGTCGGGCTGATGAGGAACAGCTCGCCCGTGTAGTTCGGCAGGTTGTACGTGGTCCCCTGCCCGCTGATTCCAGCCATGCTGGCTCCTTAGGTAGTTATGCGCTCTGCGCTGCGTTCGCGGATGCGATGGCCCGCTTGAGGCGGATGGTTTCCCGGAAGTCCTTCTTCTCCTCAGCTGTCTTGAGCTGGGCCTGGAGGGACTGAACCGTGGCGCCCTGGTGCTCCGCGCTGCCTGAGCGGGAAGGGGTGGCCTTGAGGGTTGCCGTGTCCTGCACGGCCTTGGTGATTGCCGCCTGAATGGCGGCTCGATCGGTCGGTTCTACCGACGCGATCGCGGTCTTGAATGCCTCGTGTGCGAGGAGCTTTTCAGCGTCCGCGCCGAGGGCGGGCGCGAGGAGCGCGACGGCAAGCGAGATATCGCGTGCCTTCACGTCGGACTGTGCCTTGGTGAGCTCGGAGTCCTTCGTCTGGATCTGCGTGGCGAGGTCGGTGACCTTGGCCTTGAGCTTCTCCGGGTCCGTCTCCTCCGGCTCGCCACCGGCGAGGGCCTTGGCGAGGTCTGCGATGGCGTCCTTGCGGGCCTTGTCGGCCGCCGCGGTGATCGCGGCGTCGGTCTTCTTCTGACGCTCCTCAGCGTCGACGCGGAGGTTCTCGATGAGCTTCCATGCCTTGTCGGGATCGAACTTCGTCGGGTCGTCGCCCCAGGGCGGGGTCGTCTTTGCCGGCAGCTGTCCGGCAGCGGCCGCCGCGGCGGCCGCTGCGACGGCTGCCGGATCCGGCTGGTTGCCGTTCTCGCCGTCGACGAAGCGAATGCCGCGGAGGTCATGCAGGGTGCGGCCGAGGATCGCGAGGCCGTTGGGGCCGCGCTGAGCGCAGACAGCGCTCGGGGTCGTGGTGAACACGGTGCTCCTTCCCGGCTCCTGGCCGGATTCTGGGTTTGCCTCCACCACCTCGGTGGAGGACGAGACGGACGGCCGCAGGTACGCCTCGCGCGGAGAAAGGTGCCGCGCATGTCGTGAGCGTCCTTCGCAGAGGTGACGACCGCGTTGACGGTCCGCCCGAAGTCGAGGGGCTGGAGCGAAGCTCACAGCGCGCACACGGGGCGGAACGAGGAAGGCGACGCTGTCCGTAGTGGACTGCGTCGCCTTCGAAGTCGATTCTACCTCGCGTTGCGGGGGAGCTGCACGATCTCCCCGGTCTTCGTGATGATCCACACCCGCTTGAGGTGCGCGGACCTGGACAGGCGCCGCTCGACCTCGGCGATGATGGCCGCGTCCGACAGAGGTGTACGCGTCGTGTCGAGGATCAGTCGGGTGCTTTGCTTGCCGCCACGCTTGAGCTGGTTCGAGATCGTGTGCGTCCCGGATCCGGTCGGCGCCTTCATCTCCCACCGTGCGCGGCCCAGGAGGATGTCCGGGTTCTTCACGCCGGGCTGGTTCGACGGGACGAGGAAGCGCACGTCGTGGCCGGCAGCGGCGAGGCGCTGTGCGGTGTCGACCTCGTGAGGGAGCGGTTCGTACGAACCGCTCGTCGGGATGGTGATCTTCCCGACGCGAGCCTCAGTCGAGACCCCGGTGCGGGACGCCTGCGGGTTCAACGTGCCGCCCAACTGGAAGTGCAGTTGCTCGCGGTAGTTCCGGCGGGTGCGACCCGTCTTCGCGGTGAACTCGCGGAGCGCGCCCTGTGCGTCCCGTAGGTCGCGGTCTGCACGCTTCCGCTCGAGGTCGTTCGACGCCGTCGACAGGTCTCGCTTCGCCGCGCGTACCTCGCGCTCGAGCGCTCGCTGCTTCTGTGACTCCTCGAAGCGAGAAGGGTCGTACGTCTCCTGGAAACCCGCCTGTTGGACCTGCAGTCCGGGCGAGTACGCGACCGGTCGGCATCGGCAGTTCGGGTGGTTCCAGCCCTCCGCTCGTGCCTGATCGAGGGTGCCGGCGACGTAGACGCTGATGGTGGAGCCGTCAGTCGCGTGCTGCATCTCGACCGTGCCGATCGGAGCACCACCGGAGGCCAGGACTTTCCCGATCCAGGGGGCACACCGCGGACAGGTGTCCGAGCCGCCGTGGATGGTCACGTACTGGAACCCGGAGGCTTGCATGCGGGCGACGCCGGCGTCGTTGAACGCGCGGTTGACCGCGGTTCGACCTGCCATCTCTGCGTAGGCACCGATCGACCAGTCGCGGCCGCCTCGGTCGGTGAATCCCGTGATGCCCTTCGATAGGAACATCCGAACCGTCTGCTTCTGCTGCTGCAGCGCTGTGGTCGCACCGAGGAGAGTGCGGGGGGCCACGATCGAGACGATCCGCTGGTACTCGTCCTGCGGGTAGCGGAGGATCCGTTGGTTCAGGACGTCGAGGCGGGACTGCAGGGACAGGGCGACTTCGGCCACTGTGCCGCCGCCCATGCCTGGCGTGATCGGTGCGACACGGCCGGTGACCCCGAGCTGTGCGGCGGCGGCCGACTCGCCGTACTCGGCCGCGAGGCGCACGAACTCCTCCGTCTGCCCCGCGGCACGGATCTCGGCGATGCGCTGCTGTGCGATGCGTCGCAGCTCCGTGATCGCCTGAGAGCGGTGCTGCGCGAGCTCGGCGCGAGCGATGTTCTGCGCTCTCCGATCACCGACAGTCATCGCCCGGTTGAATGGGGAACCCGGGTCGCGGGCCTGTAGGTCCAGGTCCTCGTAGGCGCGCTTTGCGATCTCGGCGATGAGCTCGTCCTCAACGTCGCGGTACATGTCGCCGAGGTCGATCCCGAGCTGTTCGATGAACGCTTCGAGATCGAAGTCGTCGGCCGGTTGAAACTTGGCCATGACGGACTACTCGACGATCTGCGTCGGCCGTTCGCCTGTCGGCGTCCGCGGATCGTCCGTGAACGACGCAGGATCTGGCGCCTCGCGCCCGAACTCCTTGACGACCTCTTCGACCTCGGCGTCGATCTCGTCGTCGTCCCAATCGGGGTGGAACGCGCGCACGCGCTCACGGCGCGACATGGACTCGGACAGGTACCCCGACTGCACGACGCGGCCGATCTTCTCCATGTCCTCCTGCGCCATGGCCGGGAAGATCACGTCCGGCATTTCGCCGAGCGCTGGTGTCGTCCCGCCCGGGAAGACCTTTGCGTCGATCGCGAGCGCGACGAGCGCGATCTCGGCTAGCGCTGGCTTCACGAGCAGAATCTTCTTGTCCCGCGTGCGGCCAGAGTCGGAGAAGTCTGCGGTGACCTCAGTCGCCGTTCGTACACCTACGACATCGTCCTTGACGCCCAGGTGCGCTGGGGAGTAGCCGAGGTTCGACGCGATCTTCGTCGTCCAGAAGTCGATCGCGCGCTGATGTGTCTCCACCCGGATGTCGGGCTGTGACTCGTGTACCTGGGCGCTGAGGCTGTCATCCGACTTGCCGAGGACCTGCATGCCGACGTAGATCTGCCGATTCGGGTCGAACGTGGAGCCCTCGCCGGGATCCTTGCGCTCAAGCCACGACTCGGGGACGGTGAGGCGGGCCCCGCCGAGTTCGACGTCGCGCATGAGCGACGAAGCGACCTGGTCGATGTTGTCGAGGAGGTCCTCGATGCCGTCGAGGTCGGACTTCCCGAGGTTGGCGAGGACGCCGAGCTTCCGGTACTCCTGGTTCGGGTCGCGGTTCGGGAGGCGCACGACGGCGAGCCGATCAACGCCGGTTGAGACCTTCACGCTCTTCGGCAGCGGGAGGGCCGTTTCGATCGCTGCGTCATGTTCTGCCTGGGCGCGGAAGCCCTCGTAGTGCACGGTCTCCGGGATCGAGTCGAGGGATACGGCCTCGCCGAGAACGTTCTCTGACCCACGGTGCAGTCGGTACTCGATGAGGCCGCGAGTGTGGATCTCCAGGAGACGGTAGACGCTCGACTCGCCAGCGCGACGGTACTCGGACCAGAGGGTGCACTTCACGAGCCGGCCGTATCGGAACTCGGGGATCGCGCAGTCAGCGGCGTACGCCTTGAGCCACACGCGATCGAGCAGGTCCTTGTCCCAGACGACGGCGAGGTAGGAGTCGCCGAGAGCGGCGCCCATCTGCCCCGCGGTCAGGAGCTCCGCCCGGGTCTCGTCGGAGCCCATGATCTGGGTGAGACGCTGCTGCTGCGGGTGCTCGTACTTCTCGCCGGTCTCCTTGGGCTTCCAGTCGTCCGGCTTCGGGAAGCGGAACGTCGGAGCCTCGCCGAAGACGAGGTCCGCTGAGAGTTGGCAGATGTCCTCGGCGGTGGGCAGGTGCGTCTTCGAGCGAGCTTCGCCGGCCACGATCGGCGCACCCCAGAACATCTTGGACAGCCGCCCGACGATGCCGCCCGCATGTGCGACGCCGGCGCGGGTGTGCGTCGGCTGCTGGCCGCCACGGTAGATCTCTTGCAGGGCCGACGTGTCACCCTTCCACCAGGCATCGTGTTCGCGGTACCGCGCATAGGCAGTGTCGAACGGCTGCGGGGGCCAGAGGTCGTCAACCATGAGGACCTCCTAGGCGGCGAGATCGAGATGCGTTCGCCAGATGTTCTCGGTAGTGATGACGGCGTATCG